TCCTCTAATAATCCTAATTCGATGTTGAATAATTCATCGGGTGTTGCTTCGGATAAATCTACCCAGCCAGCACCCTCGTTGTCCATTCGGAAAATTTCGATGTATCCCATTATTATTCACCAACCTTTACTGCGATTGTTGCGAATTTATTTCGCAGACCGCCAGCACGAACCTCGATTAGATAGGCTTCAGTTTTTTCGCCATAGTAAATTTCTGGGCGATGTTCAGCAGAAACAATTTCGCCTGAAAAGTGGCGAGAGTTTGAGCGATAGTTTTTTCCTACAAGTAGGCTTTCGATTGTGTATAGTTTGGTAGCCATTGGCAGACCTTCTTTCGTTTGTTGTTATGTATGGAATTATACACGAACCCACTGACATTTTCACATTACTAGCCAGTAATTCCAAATATTGAGACGCTCAAGCCGTGTGATAGTAATCACATTTGGCCTGTGGACGACACGCCCAAGATCTGTGGATAACCCTGTCAAATCGACACGCCGCAAAATTCGGGGGATTTTATAACGACTTCATAACGACACGCCCGACGCCGCACCACTGTGGGCGGGCCAGCTCGATTTTGTCAAGCCGACACGCCGTTTATTTATTGTGAGTTATGTCTCATCTTCTAATTCTGCTAAATAATCTTCGTGCTCTACTAATCCAATCGCAAACGCAACGGGATCGCAACACTCTAAGATTTCGGCGGGTGTAAAAGTTGAGTAACCAATTTTTACAGTTGGATAAACATCATTTAGCAAATCTATAAAGCTTTCTTTGATTTCTAAATCTTTTTCTAATTGTGATTTACTCATTTAGTCCCCCATTTTTTATGTCCTTGATTACGGCGATTAGTAGCGGGATAGTTACCCCCGCTAGTAGTAATTGGACGGCGGTAGTTAGTAGGCGATTAGTAGTCATTACTTATTCTTCTTTCTCTTATAAATCTTATAAGCGATTAGTGCTAGGGCGGTGATAATAATAGTGTGCCAAGGTAGGTAGATAGCCCCTAAGAAACTATCTAACTCTAATCCGTATTCGTTAGATATAACTAACTCAAATCCGCTAGGTATCATTAGTCCTCCCAATCTAGTGTTAGTGATTTAGATAGTTCATCTTCATCAAAGTCATTTACATCTAGAAGGCTTATGTTGCCTTCTTCTAGTGCCTTGTTATAGGCTTCTTCTTCATCTATGTATATGTAAGCGTCTGCTACATCTGCCTGAATAGTATCCCATTTAGTCATCATTACATTTCCACCTTTCGCATATGTGCTACAACATTTTTAGAAACTTTTTGTAGGTCTGCTACAACCTTATTCATTTCGTCTGCGCTCTTAGCGGTAAAACCTGCGCCTAGTAGTTGAGCGCCGTCCCATAGTGAGTATGTTATTGTCATTTTATTTTCTATCCTTTTCGTTAGTAGTTAGTTAGTTGTTGAGCGGTTATTTGCTAGGCTCACCTTTCGGATTATTTGCTAGGCTCACGCTCTAATTCTTATTTAGTTGTTATAGTGGAATTGTAGCCGATAGGGCTGACATTTACAAGCGACACGCCGTTAGGCGTTGGTGTGATTATGCTCACACACAGCCTCTATATCGTGTCCGAATTCCTCTACGAGTTCCTCGTAGATTTCGTCCATATAGTCTAGATAATCGTTCATTAGTTAGACCCCTTTCCTAGTAGGTTATGAGTAGCGTAGTTACCGCCACACATTACGCAGAGTGACCAAGCGGTTACTCTACCGCAACCTGCTGAGCAAGTTACATAGCCAAGACGCTTAGCGTCACTTTCATTTTGGTAGTCATTTAGACTTTCCCAAATTCTGTTAGTCATTTTAGACCTAACCTTTCTTAGTAAGTGTTTCTTACTTTCTTTATACTATAAGCCTAACACGGGGGACTGACATTTAGGGGGGTTACTGGCTAGTAATTCTAAACTATTTTTGTGAGTTAGGACACACTCACGCTCAAGCCGATAAGGTTATGGGCGCACTATCGGACAAAACGGACATCTTTTTTACTCTGTATCATACAAGATAAAAATATATTAACATTTTATAAAATATGAAAAGCTTGACATAGAAAAATTTATAATGTTATACTTCCATAGGGGGGTCGGGGGGTCAGTAAATCAATAAATAATAAATATTAAATATATTATATATATAAGACCTAAGACCTAAGATCAAGTGATACAACCAAAAAAAATTATATTAACATTTTACAGTATGTTAATATTGTAGTCAACTAGGATATTATGAAGAAATTAAAACGGTATGTAAACTACTTTGCGTGGTTTTGGATGATAGCTTGGATTATTTATATCATTCAGTTGTAAACAAACGTGTTATATAATTAACGCATGGAGCAAAGTAAATCTTCTGTAAGAAAAACAAAAGAATACTTAGCACGTTACCTAAAAGAATTAAAAGAGAAGAATCCTTGCATGGATTGTAAGATCTGGTATCCATACTATGTAATGGATTTTGATCATGTAAGAGGGCGGAAGCATAAAAATGTTGCAGAACTCATCGATACTCTATCAAAGAAGAAAATAGATGAAGAAATAGCAAAGTGTGAGATTGTTTGTTCTAATTGTCATCGTATACGCACACATAATAGATTAATGAAAAAGAAAGCAGTTGACTAGGATTAATATGAATAGTAAACTATCAATATGAATATAAAAAACGGGGAATACTTAAAAAACAGCCTTATCTTGGCCTATGAGACCTCTAGGCATGAAAACAAGAACTTCTACCTTGGAGATGAGATAATGGCTCAAAAGGCCCTTGGAGTATTTATAGGCTATATCCAGGATATCTTGGTAGAGTGTCCAAATGTGGAATACTTCAAATGCTCCACTTGGTGGAAGCATGAGGATTGTGATAAATTGATGAAGATGTTATTTGAGCTTACTGGAGATATTAAATATAAGGCTGAGTTTGGTTATATATCATCAAACCCTTATGACTAATATTGTCTCTATTTCGCCCGCCGCACTTTTCTGATCCAATATAGCGGATTTAGTTTATTTATTACATTTACAATTAAAGCTTCAGCTTTAGCCTCAGCTATTCCAGCAGGAGATTCTTCCATATAATGTTTAGTTCTAAAATATGGGTTATTCATCTGCTTAGAAAAATGATGTGGGCTCATATTATAATTATACACCCAAATGCTCTCTAATTTCGGCGCACTTTTTTCGCACTTCAATTTCGCACTATATGCTTTTATCCACCAAGTTGTTCACGAGTGTATCTAACTATAATTAATCCCGAAGCACCAGATCCACCTGTGTTGTAATAATAGTTTCCACCACCACCGCCACCAGAACCAGTATTGGCAACAGCATCTCCACCGTTATTATTATTAAAATAAGTTGGAGGAGCACCTACACCTCCACCACCTAAACCTCCTGGAGAAGATGCACTTGGAGATCTTGAAGAAGATCCGCCGCCAGCATAGTATCCGTTAACGCCTGTTGAAGTTGCAGTTGCCCATGTAGAATATGCATTTGTTCCAGAACCACCAGTTTTGCCTACAGCCGAAGCACCAGCACCTCCACCTCCTGCTTGATATGCCCCACCGTTTAATGTTTGGTTATGTGCGCCAGAAGGATACGAATTAGCGTAACCAGTACCTCCTCCAGATGCAGAAGTTAATGATCCAAATTGAGATGGATTTCCATCTTTAGTCCAAACGTACTGGGCTGTATTTCCAGAAGCTTCTGCAACAGTACAAAGGTATGTCTGGCTAGATAAATTTTGTGTTGGGAAATACAAAACAGTTCCTGCCCCACCTCCGCCAGCATCTCCATGTGTTCCGCCTGCACCACCGCCACCAATTACTAGTATATCTGCAACTAAGCTTCCAGTCACAACCAGATTGTCTGTTGTTAAAAATTTCCTATAATAATATGTGCCATCTGAATGCAAAACTCCACCAGATACTACAGGAAAAGACGAAGCCTTTTTATTAAAAATTCCACCACGAAATTTGCTTTTTGTTGAAGAAGCACTGTATCTTATTTTTGGCATTTAAATTAAGCCTCAATAATTAGAATTGCTAAAGTTGCGCCCACGTCTCCAACCGCATATAAACGGTCACTTGAATTTAAATCAAAGCCGACTGCTTCGCCAGCTTTTAATCTTACTCCATATGAAGAAGTTGTTACTGCGTCAGTTCCAATATATGCATTTAAGCTAGCATGCGTATTTTGAATCGAAATAGTATTTGGTGTATCAATAGCGTCTGCAATTGTTACTTCCTGAGCTGTTGCCGACATTGTTAGGGATTTGCTACGTATCATGTTTCCTCCTGAGGGATATAAATCTATATCTTATTATACACCCATAAAACACAAAACCCAATCAGAGGCGGATCCGATTGGGTTTATGTAGTATATTGCTATACGTTATACTGGGAACATTAATGCTCTACCAGCACTTCTTAAGTGTAGAATAATTAACACATAAAGTCAAGACTATGCGTCGAAGTTAATTACACCCTTTGATGCCATTGTATCGTAGAGCCCGCCACACATATGTACTAGTTGTGGTTCCATTTCTAAGATATACTTCTCAAGATCTGCAAGCTTTACGCCTTCTTGATTTACTGCCGCCAAGCGATTGTCATTATTGATCTTTTCGACCATCATCATGACTACCTGTTCTTTTGTCATTTTATTTCCTCTTCATTGTTAGGGACGAAAGAAGGGACTGGTCCCAATAAGTAACCCTTCTCATGATATTCTACCATTTTCGCCGTATCTTCGCTACCCACTAATTTATTGGATATTAATGTTAGCAAATCGTATATTCTGTGTAGCATTATGTACGTGACTAATGGAAGGTTATCTTCAAGGTCACTGCTTTCTTTATTCTGGTCTTCCTGCATCTAGCCAAAATTCCTCTCTGCCCATAGCATCAGTTATTTGAATCGGCTTAGACTCAAATTCAAAATTTTCATATTTATTATCCATGTATCCACCTTAATACTGACTTACTAATTGATGATTCAAAATAATCAATTATATCTAATCCATCAGGATCACAGTATATCACCTTAGTGTCTATGTCATACCTGGCTGCTTGGTTTAAATAAAGATTAAAGTCCTGGCTTTTGTCGGTATGGATTGTAAAGATACTGCATTCTTTATTACAAAACATTACATTTATAAAAGAGCTTCCAACTAAAGACACAACACACTCTGCTTCGGTAATATAAGATATCTGATCCGTAAAAGACATCTCCTCCTGATTAATTATTTCAAACCCTTTGTTTCTCATGTATTCAGTTAAATTTTCAGAATTTAATATGCTTCTATCTGGAAACCTAGCAGAGTCACGAGTTATAAAAACCTTTTTTCCAGGAATTGTTTTTTTAATAAAAGGCTTAAAATTTCTTTTTAGTATTTCGTAAGAATCTGCAAATATAAGGTTTGTAAAATAAAGTAAAGGGGATATCTGGTATGTATTTGGCATAAACAAAGACTCGTCTTTACCATTAAAGATTCTAACGTTTCCTTTTAATCCAGTAGTATTATGTGAGTAGTCGCTTTGGTCCATACCTAGTCCATAATCAGAGTAATAAAAAATATATCCATAATCGGCTGAAAACTTTATCTCCTCATCAATTCCTTGAACCTGGATGCACTCAAAATCAATATCAAATGTTGTTAAAAAGTCTATCCAGTACTTAAGGCTTTCTCCATTTTGAGGAGAGGCTTTTGCAGGGCTTAAATTAAAGCTATTAAATACTTGGTCTTGCGCTCTTTCATGAGAATTTAAAATAACTTTAAAGTCTTTGTGTTTTTCTTTTAAAGTAAGTATTAGTGGCATTGTTTCTAGCACATCATGAAAATATTTTCTTACTATTGGAACAACAAAAACCGCACCATCAATATGCCTTGATTCTTTGTCATTGTCTTTTGGTGAACAAAACCTAGAAATAATAGGATGAATAAGTCCACCGTATATCCAGCAATATGAATACACTGGATTTTTAACTTTTAGGCAAAACCCAATATTGCCATAATCAAAAACTTCTTCTACAAATTCTTTTTTTAGCAAATCATTATAAAAATTATTTTTTTCATCTGGAAAAGCCAGAGACATTCCTTTTAATTCTCCAAGCACCATTTTATACCTTTATCTTATTTAATAAGACATTATAAACTTCAAGACCTAAAATATTTTTGTATTCACAAGACAAGCAATATAAATATATGCTGTCGTCTTCTGCAAGATTACAGAAAAGAAGACCTTGGTCCATGGGGCATTCAAGCACTGGAACAAGGCCTTCTTCTGATAAGGCTATGTATTTAGATACGACTTGTATCTTCATCATTTCCTACTTCTTTGCATCAGTTGGGAATCGCAATAGCCATTCCTTAGCTTTAGGGGTCATACCCTTCCAGCTTGACCAATCTGAGCCGCCATCAGTCATGTAGTACGTTATCTCTGCGTTTGTTACTGGGTCGAATAACTCTTTGTTACTCTTTAGGTTGAATTTCTCTAGTCTTTCTGGACCAAGATTTCCAATCATGTTTATCTGGAATACTCCGTAAGAACTATCTCCAGTTGTCTTATCCCCGTTATATGCAAGCGGTCTTCCATTAGATTCACGCTTTGCTATGGACCAAGCTTTTTTAAGGCCTGTTCCTTCGAATCCTACAGTCTTGAGAAGTAATACTAGCTCTTCGTCTGTAAGCATCTCAGATGGCTTGTAAATTTCTTTACTGAACTTATCTAAGACTTCTTGCTTTAGTTGGGCTTCAGTTTTCACTAAAGGTTTTACTACTAAGGCATTTGCAGGCTGTACAGGAAACAAAAATAATGTTATCATTACAATTGTAACCATGTTATGAGCCAAATCACTTACCTGTTGTTTTATTTTCTCCATTGGCATTTCCTCCTCTAGAGATAACGAACTCTAAGCATAACATTAATTTAGTAGCCCTGTCAAGCCAGTCGACTGCAATAAACATAAAGTAAATGTATATAGTTGACTAATAATCTTTTAAAATAAATGCGTAAATATATTTTTATCCTCTTGCATATGAACAGTTATTTGGTAGAATAGGATCTTCACACTAAATCAAAGTTAACCGCCAGGCGGAGAAAAGGTATTATACATGTCAAAGACAATTGCTAACCCGTACGAAAATTTTATTGCATTATCACGCTATGCCAGATGGATCTCGGAAGAGAACCGTCGTGAAACGTGGGGTGAGACAGTAGATAGATACTTTGATTTTATGCTGAACCACCTTAAAGAAAATTATAATTACATTCCAAATGAGAAGCTTGTTGCGGAATTAAAAAACGGTGTATTTGAGAGAAACGTTATGCCATCAATGAGAGCAGTAATGACTTCTGGTCCAGCATTAGAAAGAGATCATGTTGCTGGATATAATTGTTCATTTGTTCCAGTTGATTCACCACGTTCATTTGATGAAACAATGTATATTCTTATGTGTGGCACTGGCGTAGGGTTTTCTGTTGAGTATAAGTATATTAATAAACTTCCTGCCGTCCCAGAATCTTTAGAAAAATCAACTACAGTAATTACAGTAGAAGATTCAAAGCAAGGTTGGGCAAAAGCATATCGTGAGTTGCTAGCACTACTTTGGTCTGGACAGATTCCAGCAATTGATGTTTCTAAAGTAAGACCAGCAGGTGCAAGACTTAAGACAATGGGTGGAAGATCATCAGGTCCACAACCTCTTATTAATCTATTTGATTTTACAATTGCAAAGTTTAAGAGTGCTACAGGAAGAAACCTTAAGCCAATTGAATGCCACGATATTATGTGCAAGATTGGTGAAGTAGTTGTTGTAGGCGGGGTTCGTCGCTCAGCAATGATTTCTCTTTCTAACATTAACGATATCGAGATGGCACAGGCTAAGTCAGGAAACTGGTGGGAAGCTAATACACAACGTGCTTTGTCTAACAACTCTGTTGCGTACTCACGCAAGCCAGAAATGGAGCAATTTATTGCAGAATGGAAATCTCTATATGATTCAAAGTCAGGAGAACGAGGTATATATAATGTGGCCGCAGCTCAAGCCCAAGCAGCCAAGTATGGAAGAAGAGATCCAGATATACACTATGGAACTAACCCGTGCTCAGAGATTATCTTACGTCCTTATCAGTTTTGTAACCTTTCAGAAGTCGTACTACGTGAGAATGATACAAAGAAAGAAATTGAACGTAAAGTTGAACTTGCAACTATACTTGGAACGTGGCAGTCAACTCTTACAGACTTTAAATATCTTCGCAAGATCTGGAAAGACAATACAGAAGAAGAGCGCCTACTAGGTGTTTCTCTAACTGGACAATTCGGACACAAGTTTATGTCAGGTAAAGAGGACCTTGTTTCACTAGAAGCTTTCTTGATGACTCTTAGAGAATCAGCAAGAGCAAAGAATAAAGATGAGGCTGGAAAAATTGGGATTTCTGAGTCTGCCGCTATTACATGTGTAAAGCCATCAGGAACAGTATCTCAATTGGTCGGGGTATCTTCAGGAATGCATGCTTGGCATTCTCCATATTACATTCGTACAGTTCGTGGGGCAAAGGGAGATCCTATCTCTACATTTTTAAAGGAAGTCGGAATTCCAGTAGAAGATGATGTTATGAAGCCAAACGATACATACGTATTTTCATTCCCAATTAAAGCACCAGAGGGTGCAATTGTTAGAAATGATCTTACTGCTATTGAGCACCTAAATATTTGGTTAGTTTACCAACGTGCATGGTGTGAGCACAAGCCTTCAATTACAGTTTCTGTAAAAGAAGATGAATGGATGGAAGTCGGTGCTTGGGTATATAAGAATTTCGATGAGGTTTCTGGAATTTCATTCCTGCCGCATTCAGATCACTCATATAAGCAAGCTCCTTATCAAGAAGTAGACAAGGCAGAATATGATGCCCTTGTTTCTAAGATGCCAAAAGATATTCGTTGGGAAGATTTATCTTTCTATGAAACAGAAGATGGTACATCTACCAATGCCACCCTTGCCTGCAGTTCAGACGGAAACTGCGAGCTTGTGGATATTTCGGCTTAGTGGTAGAATTATAGTATTGGCGTAAAAACCAAAATTCTAGGGCACCCCGCCCAAAGAAGGAGACTAAGATGAAAAAAGATCTTAACAAGGACGGAAAAGTTACAATGACAGAAGAAATTTTAGCAGCGCTTGGAACTTATGCTCGTGCATTTCTTTCAGCAGCAATTGCTCTTTATATGACTGGTAATACAAATCCAAGAGATTTGTTAATGGGTGGCGTTGCAGCAATCGCACCAGTAATCCTAAAGGCATTAAGCCCTAGCAACAAAGAGTTTGGCTTTAAGTCAGACAAGTAATTAACTTAGATTAGGAACGCTCCTGTGCTAAAATAAGCATAGGAGTTTTCCTATTTAGGAGTACTAGCAAATGGCAGGACAAAAGAATTTCGAAGTGGATCAAAATGCCACATTTACCTTTGTTGTCGAATACAAAGATAATCTCGACGCACCAATTAACTTAACAGGTGCAAGCGCTAAAATGCAAGTCCGTGATAGTAAAGGCGGACAAAAGCTAGCGTTTTCTTTAACATCCCCAAGTGGTGGTATTACAATAGACCCAGTGTTAGGCAAACTAACCATTAAAATAACTCCTACTCAAACAAACAAGTTATTCTATCCAAAATCTGAATATGACATTATGTTGACGGATTCAAATGCTAACAAAATTAAATTGTTAGAGGGATATATGACACTGAGTAGGAGTGTAACTATTTAATGGCCGAGAGAGTAGTAGTAAACGAAGAAGTAACTTCAGTAGTTGTAAAAGAAACAATAAACCAGATAAATGTTGCATCCCCTGGACCTCAAGGTCCAAGAGGAAAGACTATCCTAAATGGAACTGGATCCCCAGCAGACAACCTAGGCCTTGAAGGTGATTTTTATTACGATAAAAACACAACAAGATTCTATGGTCCAAAGATCTCAGATCTTTCATGGGCAAATGCCGCAAGCTACTTACTAAGCACAAACACATTGACCTATTCTTGGGAAATGGCTCAAGTTACTGGACCAGTAGCTGGGATATATTCTGTTGTAATAACACACAATATGGGATACAACCCAAACGTTACCATCAAGTCGTCAGCTGGAGATATATTAGAAACAGGAATAGACTATAATAGTGTAAATAGAATAACATTGACAATGGCACAACCTTTCTCAGGTATAGCCTATTTGTCATAAGGGAGATATAAAATGGCAAGAAAATATTTAGTAAGCGTTGACCTCAACAAAAATGAGTTACAAAACGCCAGGATTCAAAATTTAGGATCAGCACCATCATCACCAGTTGCTGGCCAAATATATTTTAACAGTGGAGATAAGTTCTTATACTTTTACACTGGCACACAATGGCTGAGAGCCTCAGGAGACTTTGGTGCAGGCGGAGAAACAACAGCACTAACATTTGGTAACACCAAGTCAGACGGCACATCAACCTCAGTCGCACATGCAGACCATACACACTCAATCCCAGACGTTCTGGGAACATCTGGTCAAGTAAATGTAGCAAAAGCTGCAGTCACAGGTAACGCAACAATTTCCCTTATTGATACAGCCGTTACTGCTGGCACATACGGAGCTTCAGACAAAACATTAACAGCATCAGTTGATTCAAAAGGTAGAATTACAGCTTTATCTGAATCAGCAATTAGTATTGCAACATCTCAAGTAAACGGACTTCAAGAATTTATTGAAGACAAGGTCGGAAACCTTGTTGTTGCTGGAGAAGGTATTGATGTAACTTATGACGATACATTAGGATCCTTTACAGTTGATGCAGAAATTGCATCTGATGTAAATAGAGGAGTTGCAAGTTTTGACTCCACTGACTTTACAGTAACATCAGGAAACGTAGTATTAAACGCAGAAAGAGTTCAAGATATTGTTGGTGGAATGGTCACAGCACCAAACACTGAATCTGGAATTTCTGTTACATACGATGATACAAACGGCAAGCTTGATTTTGATACAAATGATTTTAGCATTACTCTTACAGGAGACGTAACAGGTTCTGGAACAGTAACTAATCTTGGAAACGTAAGCTTTGCAGCCACAATCCAACCAAACTCAGTAGCTTTGGGTACAGATACAACTGGTGACTATGTTGCTGGAATTAATGGAACAGCTAATGAAATTGAAGTTACAAACTCAGGTGGAGAAGGCTCAAGCGTAACAATTGGTCTTCCAAATGATGTAAGTATTACTAATAACTTAACAGTTGGCGGTAACTTAAATGTAACTGGAACAATTAACTCAGTAAATACTACACAGGTAAATATAGTCGATAATAAGATTAATCTTAATACCGACTTTACTGGAACTCCAATAGCAGATGCTGGAGTTCGTGTAGAACGCGGAGATGCTGCCGACGTAGAAGTATTATGGAATGAATCAAACGACAACTGGACATTAACAAATGATGGCACAAACTATCATCCAATTGCAAGAAAGCATTCTGCATTAATTGGAGATGGAACATTAACATCTTATCCAGTAACACACAATTTAAACACTAGAGACGTAACAGTCGAAGTATATGATGTTTCAAATTACGCAACCATTGAAACAGACATTGTAAGAACCTCAGAAAATGTTGTTACCATATCATTTGCGGTAGCCCCTTCAGCAGGGTCATACAAGGTAGTAGTAGTAGGGTAACTGTGTCTAGAAAATTTCTAACACCAATTACATTAGCTCTATTATCAGAAAATCCGTCGGCACCAGTTGCTGGTCAGATTTACTATAATACGACTGAGCAAACAATAAAAGCCTATAACGGAATTGTTTGGTACGATGTAGCTGGACCTAAAGAAATTCTAGAGCATAGTCACGGGCAAGACGGAGCGGTAGATGAAGTATTGTTTGCAGACTATGTTGACGAAGACAGAGTCTTTGCAAACTCTGGAAACATAAGCTCAAGTTTTATAAATGATTATATAGATGGGGGTAATGCAAGTGGCAATTAGAATTCAATTACGTAGAGATATAGCAGCAAACTGGACATCAGCAAATCCAATTCTTCGTGCAGGAGAAATCGGCGTTGAAACAGATACCCAAAGAATTAAAATTGGTGACGGATCAGCAGCTTGGTCTACAAGACCCTATATTAACGTATTGCCATCAGAACTTACAGAGTTATCTCAAGACGCCGTAAACCAGGCTTTAACTGCTGGAAACGGCATTACAAAAGTCTATGACGATAATGCAAATACCCTTACCATATCAGTAGACACCTCAGTAATTGCTAATAAGACATATGTAGATACAGCAGTTTCTAATTTAATTGATGCTGCCCCAGCATTATTAGACACATTAAATGAACTTGCTGCTGCAATTGGAGACGACGCTAATTTTGTTACTACAATAACAAGTAATATTGCTACAGCAAAAAGCCAAGCAATTTCAACTTCAAATTCATACACAGACACAAGAGAAGCAGCTGAAGTAATTGCTAGAAATGCCGCCATACTTGTTGCAATTAATGCTCTTACAACATCAGACATTGAAGAAGGATCAAATCTTTATTTTACAGCAGAAAGAGCACAAGATGCTGCTAACGACGCATTAGTTGCTGGCAATGGTATTACAAAAGTTTATGATGATGCAGCAAATACAATAACATTATCTATAACAAACTCAGTTATAGAAGAAGCAGCCCAAGATGCCGTAAACACAGCCTTGGTTGCTGGTAATGGAATTACTAAGGTATATGACGACACTGCAAATACAATAACATTGTCCGTAACAGATTCAGTAATTGCAGAAGCAGCTCAAGACGCCGTTAACGATGCATTTGTTGCAGGTGTTGCACTTACAAAAACATACAGCGATTCCCTAAACACACTCACAGTAGATCTTGACAATACCGCAGTAACCGCTGGTTCATATGGCTCAACAACAAAGATTCCAACATTTACAGTAGACCAACAAGGTCGTTTAACTGCAGCAGGAGAAGCAAACGTAGCTACAAATCTTTCAATAGCTGGAGACACTGGCACAGATACAGTTAATTTATTAACTGACACTGTAACCGTTGTTGGCGGAACAGGAATTACTTCTGCGGTAACAAATAATACAGTTACACTAGATATTGATTCAACTGTAGCAACATTAACAGGATCTCAGACTCTTACAAATAAAACCTTAACCTCACCAGTAATTAATACCCCTACTGGAATTACTAAATCTGATGTTGGTCTCTCTAATGTTGATAATACAACAGATGCACTTAAACCAATATCTACTGCTACCCAGACAGCTCTTGATTTAAAGGCAAATTCTTCTGAAATTACAGAGCTTGCACAAGATGCTGTAAATACAGCAATTGTTGCAGGAGTTGGACTAGATAAAACATACGATGATGTTGCAAATACAATTACTATTGATATTGATTCTACTGTTACAACTAACTCTGGAACACAAACTCTTACAAACAAAACTCTTACATCTCCAGTTATCAATACTCCAACTGGCATTACAAAATCAGATGTCGGTCTTGCCAACGTAGATAATACAACAGATGTCAATAAGCCAATATCAACAGCAGCACAATCAGCTCTGAATCTAAAAGCACCACTTGCCTCACCAGCGCTTACTGGAACAGCCACAGCAGTTAATTTAATAGTATCTGGTGATTTAACAGTTAATGGAACTACAACAAATCTTAACGCTACAAATTTAGTTATAGAAGACAAAAATGTTATTATTGGAGATACAGCAACCCCTACAAATGCAACTGCCAATGGCGGAGGATTTACATTAAAGGGCACAACTGATAAAACATTACAGTGGTCAGATACAACAAATGCATGGACCTCATCAGAAAACTTTGATATAAACTCTGCAAAATCATATATGATTAATCAGACCCCAGTTTTATCTAGCGACTCTCTTTTTGGAATAAACAAAACTAATATAGGTAAAGTAACAAGACAAACAGCTGCGTTATTTACTGCAAATCAGGTACTCAGAGACGGAGAAATAGGATTTGAAGTAGATACTCTTCAAATGAAAATGGGCGATGGAATAACAACTTGGTCCGCTCTTCCTTACATAACAGTAACACAGACACAGCTTGAAAACAATTTAGGCGAGTATATATTATTAGCAGATCTAGGAGAACTAAGCGGACCAGTTAAATTTGATGTTTATGGTAACGTTTTATCTCTTAAGGGATTGACATTAAACTCTGAAGCAACTGGCGCACCAACAGAAGGAACCTATACTGGAATTACAGTTAAAAGAGGAACATCCTTAGACGCTTCAATTTTATGGAATGAAACATTAAACAAGTGGGTTTTCTCAGAAGACAACGGAGCCACATCTAGCGAAATTGCTTCTACCCCATATGTCACACAGTCTTTAATTGCACACAATAACGCTACAACAAGCGTTCATGGAATTACAAATACCGCTAATTTAGTTTACACAACTGATTTGGCTTCAGCTCTAGGAGTTTTGAATACAACAACGCAGCAATATGCTGATGCAGCAGTTTCAACACACAGCTCTGACTCAACATCTGTACACGGTATTGCAGATACAAGCTTACTAGCAACACTATCTAATTTAGGATCTGCAACAACCGCCTTAACAAACTATATTGATGGAGAAATTACAGATTTACAAACTGCTGTAACTACACAAATTAGTACACATGAAACAGACACCACATCAGTTCATGGAATTGCAGATACCGCAGAACTTGCCACTAAAGCATTCGCAGCTAGCCTTTTAACTGGTGCTACTAAAACTAATATTACAATTACTGGCGATAAAAATGGACTTGTTATTAGCGCAGAAAACGGAGTTGCAGATTCTACAACAGATAATTTAGTTGAAGGAACTTCAAACAAATATTTTACAGATGAAAGAGCTCAAGATGCAATAGGATTGTCATTAGGTGCAGGATTAACCTATACAGACTCAACAGGAGCAATTTCTGTTACTGCCAATACATATGACGTCTATGGAGCAGCAGCAGCTGCAGAAACAGCAGCCGAAGGACACGCAGATTATATAGTCGCACAAGAAGTAATTGCTAGAAATCAAGCAATTGCCACATCTACATCAAATCACAATTCTGCAACTACATCAGTTCACGGAATTGCAGACACTTCAGCCTTAGCCTTAACGTCTACAGTCAACACAGCTCTTGCGCTTAAGTCTCCCCTAGCAAGCCCAACATTTACTGGAACAGTTGTTCTTCCTGCTACAACATCAATTGGAACAATAACTTCAACAGAATTAGGATATGTTGATGGAGTAACTTCAGCAATTCAGGGACAAATTGATCTTAAGGCCCCACTTGCCTCACCAACATTTACAGGCACTGTAAGCGGAATTGATAAGGTAATGGTTGGCCTTGAAGAAGTAGACAATACAGCCGATACAGATAAACCAGTGTCGTCCGCTCAACAGACAGCATTTGATTTAAAGGCAAACCTTGCTTCACCTACTTTTACTGGCACAGTTTCTGGAATTACCAAGACTATGGTTGGTTTGTCTAACGTAGACAATACATCAGATGCTAATAAACCAGTTTCTGCTGATACTCAAACAGCATTAAATTTAAAATCTAATTTAGCTTCTCCAACATTTACTGGAACGGTAACAATTCCATCTGGAGCATTAATATCTGGATATCTAACAACTGCAACAGCATCAAGTACATATGCACCTTTAGCAAGCCCTACATTGACTGGAACTCCATTAGCACCAACAGCAACTGTTGGAACTAATACAACACAAATTGCAACAACTGCCTATGTTCGTGGAGAAGTTACAGCACTTATTAACTCAGCACCAACGGCATTAGATACATTAAATGAACTAGCAACAGCCTTAGGCAATGACGTTAACTTCTCAACAACAGTAACAACTGCAATTGGATTAAAAGCCCCACTGGCTTCCCCAACATTTACAGGAACAGTAATTCTTCCAAACAGCACAATTACCAACGCAATGCTTGCAGATTTATCTGTGACGGCAGGTAAAATAGCTAATGCAACAATTACAGATACTCAAATAAGCGCATCAGCCGCTATCGCTCAATCAAAGATTTCAGGGTTGGCTACTTCCCTGGGACTAAAGGCAAATCTTGCCTCCCCAACATTTACGGGAACGGTCACAGTACCAACTCCAGTAAATTCAACAGATGCAGTAACAAAAGCATATGTTGATGCAGGGGCACAAGATATTATTCCTTTAGACAATTTAACTAGCCAATTTAATGGAGCCGATTCTCGGTTCCTGCCTAAATTCAATAATACAAAGGTAAATATAACAAACCCACTTCGACTTTTGATATCCATTAATGGTATAATTCAAATACTAGGAAATCAAGATAACCACATGTTATCCCCGATTGCTCAGGATGGGTTCTTTATAGATTCCGATGGATACTTGAACTTTGGCGAACCAGTACCAAAAGGATCTACATTTGACGGCAGGGTTATGCCAGGACCAACTTATAACTCTGTTCCAAAATCGAAGTATCCATTTAGACCAATAGACATATTATTAGGAGCGTAAGAACATGGCAAGAAAAGTAATTCTGGAGACACACTATACATTTACTCCAACAGCAAAGACATTAGTAATTCCAAAGGCAATTCCAAGAGAGAGATTGCTTCTTATTACCAACACAACACAAAATCAGGTTATCTATAACTTCTCAGATCCAAGCTTAAATGCAACAAGTTATGTTTCACTGGAGCAAAATGGTGTAGAAACTACAACCATCGTATTTAATTATAATACAGCATCAATGCTTTCAACAGATAAAATCTCAATAACAATTGATGATTATGAAGAGACATTTACTCCAACAGAATCAATGCTGGATCCAACAAATAAATTTAGAGTAACACAACCACAAGCACTTATTGATACAGATTTTGAATATGGTACACAGGTTACTAAGTGGGAAAACTTATCCCTTTACAACAACAAGCCTTTTGCTTATCCTGCCGCAAACCCAATTATAAATATTGGCTCTATTACATATCCAGCTGGTAGCGCAACAGTAACAATAGCTCTAACATCTGGAGTTGGTCCAGCAAATGGAACTCCAATTACTGTTCAAGATACATATCTTTCATCAGCAAATGGAAACTTCGTTGTTGAAACTGGAGGAGGAACTTCATCCTTTACATACAGCGCATCTTCCAAAAACTTTAGCCCAAATATCACAAACATTTTAGACCCAAATAAAACATCTATTTATATAGCTACTCCATTTACTGGAGCAAGAATTGGATTTATTCCAACAGTTTCATACTCTCAATATAGAATTGATGTTACAACAACAGTAGATCACGGACTAGCACTTGGTAATGAAATTGTTGTTAAGGGCATGACAGCAACTACAAATGCTCCAAACGGTAACTTTGTTGTGGCACAGATTATTTCTCCTACAAGATTTGCATACTTTGCAAACCTTATTCCTACTGGAACATTAGGTGGACCAACAGAAATTTATGTTAGACCACAAGGATTCTTCCTACACAGACCAGCAGATGGTGGAGTTATTTTTGGTACACAAGCTGGATCAAACTACGGAGAAGCTTATCGTCAAACACGTCGTTATTTCCGCTACCAATCAGGTAAGGGACTTCAAATGTCTTCAGGAACAATCCTAAAGCCATACGCAGGTATTGACTCAATTACATCTTCAGGAACAACAGTAACAGTTGTTACAAAAGAAAAGCATTGCATTCAACCAGGAACAGTTGTAAAAATTGGTGGTTGCGATCAATCAGCATATAACGGAACATTTACTATCACTAACATATTAGGATATAACAAATTCGCATACACAGCACTATCAGTACCAACTAGCACTATTGCAACAGGAAACGTATTTGCTTCAATTGAAGCCTGGTACGGAGCACAAAATAGACTAGGAATGTTTGATAATCAAAACGGATTGTTCTTTGAGTATGACGGAACAACTATATATGCAGTAAGAAGAAACTCAACAACACAATTGTCTGGTAAAGTAAACGTAACCTTTGGCTCAGACACAGTAACACAGTCTGCTGCAGAGTTTCCAACATACTTTAACAAGCAACTTATTCCAGGAGATTCAATTGTAATTAGAGGACAGTCCTATAAGGTCTCTAACATCATTAGTGATACATCACTTAAAATTTCTCCAGCGTATAGAGGAGCAACAGCTTCACTTTGTATTTATTCAAAGACAGTTGATACAAAAATTCCTCAATCACAATTTAATATGGACAAGGCAGACGGAACAGGACCTTCACAATATACAATGGACCTTTCAAAGATGCAGATGTTTTATATTGACTACACCTGGTATGGAGCAGGATTTATCCGTTGGGGAGTAAGAGGCCCTAAGGGTAATATTATTTACTTACACAAGATGCAAAATAACAACGTAAATACTGAAGCTTACATGAGATCAGGTAACCTTCCAGGAAGATATTCTGCAACTACAACTCCTCCATTTACAACAACAACAGATAACATTTTAACAAGCTCTACATCAATTCCAGTTCTAAGTACAACTGGATTCCCACCTAGCGGAACCCTATGTATTAAAAATACTACTAACTATGAATTTGTAAACTATTCTGGTAAAACAGCAACATCTTTTACTGGACTAACTAGAGCAAAAGCTGGATACAGCGGAGTTACACTCAGTTTGGGTGCTGGCCAAAATACTGGAACAATTTCAGACGGACAAATTAGCGCATTGCTACAGCCTGGAATGAGATGTATAAGCTCAGAACTACCAGACGAGACCTTCTTGGTATCAATTAATACTGCAACTGGAGCTTTTGTTCTAAGTCAGCCAACAGTAACAGGAAATCCAACCGTTAGCTTCCCACCTATGGGTTCAGATGTTCCTTTACAATTTACATTAGATGCCTTCTCGCCAGTCGGTGTAGAACTAGCATTCCCAACATTTGCACCAACAATTTCACACTGGGGAACCTCTGTAATTATGGATGGTAGATATGATGAAGAAAAATCTCTTATCTTTACTTATGGACAGAGAAACTCAACTTCAGTTGCATCAGGCCAAACAAGAGCACTTATGTCAATTCGTTCAGCCCCATCAGCAGATAACGGTGTAGCAGCATCCTTTGGTGCCCGTGAAGTTGTTAACAGAATGCAGCTGGCCCTAAAAGCGCTAGATGTTACTGCAACAACAGCTACAGGAACCCCAACACTACTTGTAACAGCAACACTTAACGGATTGCCTTCAAGTGCAACAACATGGACAAATGCAATTGGTAACGTAACAACACTTGTTAACTCATCACTTGCACAAATTGCGGATTACTCAGGTGGATCCACAACTATAAGCGGTGGAGAAGTTACTGGTGGATTCTTTACATCAGGAACAACCGCGGTTGACCTTTCAGGATTGCGTGACCTAGGTAACTCAATTCTTGGTGGAGGAGGAACCGTTACAAGCGCTGGAATTTATCCAGACGGACCAGACGTAGTTACAATTTCTGTAACAAATCTTGGTACATCAACTGCAAACGTGTTCTCCCGTCTATCATGGACAGAAGCATCAGCGTAATAAAAATAAGGGAGGCATAATATGTCTATACAAAAAGTTAAAATACCTTATAATGCTGAATTAGCCGTTAAGACATTATCTGTCTCAGATGAAGTTGGTTTTAATGGTAAAGTAACATTAGGTGGAGATGTAAAGCTTACTGGGTCACTAGATACTTCTAGCGGCTCGGTAAGTTTTATAGATGGAATTCAATCCAAGCAGGGCGTTCCTTCATTAACAAAAATTAATAGAAAATTTCTTAACTATACTCTTTCAAATGGTGACGAAAGAGATACCATGATTGAAATGCATTTAAACACAGCAAACACCTTAACAATTCCGCCAGACACAACTGCATTAACTTTTCCAATTGGAACAACTATAGATATTTTGCAAGCTGGAAGCGGCCAGACAACTATAGTTCCAGCATTTGGTGTTATTATAAATTACACCCCAGGATTAAAAATTAGATCACAGTGGTCTATTGCAACTATTATAAAGCGTGATTCAAATACTTGGTTAGTATTTGGGGACTTGACTACGTAGGAGAATTAAATGGGTAAAAAAACTGGTAGAAGATCGGCAGCGGCTGGAGATTTTGAAAAGCCATTGCCACCCCTAAATCTCGTAGCAACAGATGTTGGACAAGATAGACTATTCAACAATGGCGCCGCATCAGTTGCTTTTACAGTAAACCCAGTAGGAACGACCCCAACAAGTTTTATTGTTACTTCAAGCCCAGGAAGTTTTACAGGAGAAGGGTCATCTTCCCCAATTTTAGTACAAGGACTTCAAACTAATGTGTCCTATACATTTACAGCAGTTGCTATTAATAATAATGGAACATCAATTCCTTCTGCTGCTTCAGTATCTAAATTAATTACAACAGTTCCAGGAATTCCAAGAACTCCAAGTGCTACTTCAACAGTTGCAGATACGGACGTTGTCTCATGGACAGCACCAGCAAATGACGGCGGTAAAGAAATTTCAAGTTATACTGTAATTTCTAACGATCCTTCAGCTCAACCGCCAGCAGGAGATGGATCACCAGGACCAGTTTATTTAAATGCCGTGTCCCCTTTATCAATTTCAGAAGTTGGAGGAACTTCTCAGGCTTATAACATATATGCTATTAATGCTAACGGAACTTCAGTTCCTGCCTCTACAGCTACAGTTACTACTTTTTTTAGCCCTCCAAGATTCTTTGGCCCACCAGCCTTCTTTGCCCCACCAGGATTCTTTGCACCACCACAGTTCTTTAGCCCACCACAGTTCTTTAGCCCACCATCATTCTTTTCACCACCAAGCTTTTTCTCACCACCTCGATTCTTTTCACCACCACAGTTCTTTAGCCCACCAGCATTCTTTGGCCCTCCGTTCTTCTTTGGCCCACCAACATTCTTTGGCCCACCAAGCTTTTTCTCACCACCTAGATTCTTTTCACCACCAGGATTTTTCTCGCCTCCAGCATTCTTTGGTCCTCCGTTCTTCTTTGGACCACCAACATTCTTCGGACCGCCAGTATTCTTTGGTCCTCCGTTCTTCTTTGGCCCACCAAGCTTCTTCGGACCACCAAACTTCTTCTCACCACCTAGATTCTTCGGCCCTCCAGGATTCTTCGGCCCTCCAGGCTTTTTCTCTCCGCCAAGATTCTTCGGCCCTCCAGGGTTCTTTAGTCCACCTAGATTCTTCTCTCCACCTAGATTTTGCATTCAAGAAGATACTCCAGTACTTACAAAAGACGGGTATAAAAAAGCAAAAGATATTTTAGTTGGAGATATACTATCTACACTAACATTTGATGAAATAACATACGGAGCAGACAACTGCAACTTTGGAGTAGTTACAGCCGAATGCTCAGAAATAGTAAACTCATGGTCTGTTGACGAATTAAAAAATTATAAACTATTAGAGTCAAAAGTTACTAACATTTTAAGCGAAGTTCATAAAAAAACTACTATAATAAATAATGATCAAGATAAAAGATTTTCAGTAAAAGAAGATGTTTTAATTTATAGAGACAATAAATATGTTATTGTTACTGTTGAAGACCTATTAGTTGGAGACTCATTAGTTATTTATTCAAACGACTCTACTCAAATAGTACCAATAACTAGCCTAACAAACATAGAAGAAGAAACAAACACAATTCTTTTCTATAGAGAGCCATACGGTATGATTATTGCTGGAGGCATGCTTGCATATAATGGATGCCCAATCCATATGTTGACTAACTAATTATTAAATGCTAAAGTAGTAACATGAATAAAATAGAAATATTCCCAGGAATATGGAAATTTGAGAATGTTTTTGACAAGTCATTTGATATAGTAAATAAAATTGAAAAATCTGTATCAAAAGGCGAGTGCTCTTGGACCAAAGCCCAGGTAGGCTTAGAAGAAACAGACACAGAATATAGAGACTGTTATGATTTTAAGCTAAGCGATTTAGGCAAAGAGCATAAAATCTATAAGCATGTATACGAATCTCAAAAACCATACGTAGACGCATATTGTGATTACTATCAAATAAAAATGGGCTTTTGGGAATGGACTAATGTTGTTAAATATGGGCCAGGACAATATTTTAAAGAGCATGCAGATCATGGGTGGTCTTATGTATCTACAGTCTCACTGGTATCTTATCCAAACGACGACTATCTTGGGGGAGAATTAGCTTTTCCAAAATTAAAGATTTTTGAAAAACCAAAGGCTGGAGATTTATATATATTTCCGTCCACGTATTTGTTTTCCCATGTAGCAATGCCAGTTAGGTCGGGGACCAAGTATTCATTTGTAACAATGCTAGATTATAATGATGATACTCATACTACAGAGTATGAAGAGTATATAGATAGAAAGTATGGTATTAAGTAATGTTTTCTGCAAATGCTGAATATTTACATTATGGAATTGTTGTTTATCGAGATGTATTTACTAAAGAGATGGATCTAGTAAATAGATTAGAAAATTCTTTAAGCAAAAGCGAAGGCAAGTATAAGTGGAATCAGTCTCAAACTGGCTATGCACATACAGACCTTAAATATAGAGATGCTCATGATTTTAAAATTAAAAGAAATAGCGATGACAGCTTAATGCTATCAATGGAGTATGTAAGCAAAGAGGATAGACAAGAAGCTGAAATTGAGCTAGAAAAAATTTGGGAAGACTCATACACTGCTCAGCTAAAGCCAGTAGAAGAGTATAGAAATGCTTTTGGACTAGCCCCACTTAATTATTGGGAGTCCTTTAACTTTGTTAAGTATGGCCCACAACAACACTTCCAAGTTCATTCAGATCACGGATATTCTTATATCTGCGTTCTTTCATCAGTAGGATACATAAATGATGATTATGAGGGCGGAGAGCTATTTTTTGACAAGTTTAATTTAAAGATTAAGCCTAAGGCGGGAGACCTTTATTTATTCCCATCTTCTTATATCTACTCTCATTCAGCAATGCCAGTAACAAGTGGAACAAAATATTCAATCGTTACCATGCTTGATTATTTGGAAGCACCACACACGCCAGACTACAGAGAGATTGAAAAGAGATATACAGAAGGCTATGCATAAGATAACTGCATATAAAAAGCATGATGACTCAGCTATCCTTGAGCCGCTAAGCGTTAAAAGGGATTGGATGGAGCAAACAGCAGAAAGACATGCCTATACATGTTTTCCAGTTACCCTTACAAACTCTATGGGGTGGAGCTTATCTTTTCCAGAGGATATAGTTTTTGTATGGGATGGGAAGTCTGACTCTTCTCCAGATCATGTTAAGATATTAAAGGGTGAAAAGTATTGCTATACAGAAAGAGCAAATGCAACCATTAGCTTTAAAACTGGTATAACTTTTAAAACTGAAGAAAATGTAAGCTTGGTTGGAATGCCAGCACCTAATCATTTTTTTGATGGAGCTCAGCCATTTACAACAGCAATTAGCACTTCATGGTATACAGCAGAATTTCCAGTCGCTTGGAGAATTACAAAGCCATATACACCAATGACTATCCCAGCGGGATACCCAATAATATCTATTCTTCCTATATCATTAGGAGAACTACAAAATTCAGAAATTGAAATAAAGCCAATTCAAGACATGCCATTATCAGAATTTGCAAACAAGTATAATGAAACTGATCATATAAAATTTGTTTCTAATTTAGCAAAAGAAAAGAAGTGGACTAATTTTTATAGAGACACAACCGATTATTTAGGAAATAATTTAGGTAAACATGAAGTAAAAAATTTAAAGTTAAAGGTTGTTGAAAAGGGGAAAAATGCCAAAAATTAAATTTGGTTCTGCTAGGCCTTATAATAACGAAGCGCAATATAAAGAAGTCATCCCAGATGCTATTAAAAAGTTTATGCCAGAATGGTGGAGTAAGGCAACCAAGTATTGGCTTGCTGAAGATGGAGAATACATCCCAGCTCAATATCCCCATCAAGAGCCAGAAGAAAGATCTTTAGGATTTAAGTCTTGCCCCGCCCTATTAGATATCTTTAGTGTAGGATATACACTTAGAACCCCTACAGACATAATGTTTGTCCAATACAACGGAGAGCCATTTGTAAAAATTGATGAAGAGTTTAAAGATTTTTGTGACGCAAGACACTCAATGCCTCAATTTGAAAATCCACACGGTTACCACGCTAAGCATTTTCATTGGTGGCCAAATTGGGGAATTGAATTACCTAAAGGATATAGCGCACTAGTAACAAGTCCATTAAATAGATTTGATTTACCATTTTTAACTGTAGCTGGTATAATAGATAGCGATAAGTATACTATGCCAGGACTTATGCCATTCTTTCTAAAAGAAGGCTTTTCTGGCTTAATACCAAAAGGAACTCCTTATGCACAGATTATTCCAATAAAAAGGGAAGACTGGACATCAGAACATATTTATTATACAAATCAAGAAATGTATGACAGGCACGTTGCGACAACAGATAAATATAGGGTTGCTTATGGTGGAATCTATAAACAAAAAACTTGGGAAAAAAAGAATTATGAATAGGGGGAAAAATGGCATTTGAAAGTACAATTAGCGAAGATAATATTCAAAATTATGATGCATTAGCAGACGGTAAGAATGTTCGTACTGCCAGACAGTCAATCACTCCGTCAGGCTATTTTGGAGAAGGCCCAGAAATGATTGGCGAAATAGAAAACTTTCTTACTGAAGAGGAATGCGATTTTCTAGAAGACTTTGCACGTAACAATAAAATTTGGGATGTTACAGAGTCTCATTTTAATGAAAACGGAACAATTATTTATGATCATCGACCATGGGAAAATAGGGTTGCCACATTAAATACTTTAATGAAAGCAAGCCCAGTCGCAGTCGATATGCTAAGAAATATCATTGGAAGACTTAAGCCAGAGATTGAAAAGTTTTTTAACGTATTAGAAGCTGAGCCAACAAATCCAGCTATAGTAAGATGGCCAGTTGGAACATTCCAGTTTCCACATGCAGATAAAGAACTGCATGAAGGCCCAGACGCAGGAACAGAAAATGATTTTCCTTGGTATGACCTAGGAACTATATTCTATTTAAATGAAGATTTTGAAGGAGGAGAGCTACATTTCCCAAGACAAAAAATTGCATTTAAACCTAAAAGACGTGCAGTTTATTTCTTCCCAGGAGACAAAAATTATATTCACGGAGTAGATAAAGTTACAGCTGGAACTAGATATACATCCCCATGGTTTTGGACAATTAGAAAGTTAAAAGAAAATGACAACGCTTAGTAAAGAAGTTTTAGATAAATACCCAACCATTAAAGAATGGAAGGACGACGTTTATACAATTGAAAATTTTATTACTGAACAAGAGGCCGAAGCTATGATTAAATATTTAGAATCACTAGTTACGTCTGGCAGATTAAAATGGAATCAAATATCATTTTATGATTCTTTTGCTATGGGATTCTGGGACTCAGATCCGACATTGCCAGAGTTCGGTTTGCCAGAAGATTATTTTAATCGTTTAAAGTTTAGATTTAAAAAAGCAGGAGAAGACATCTTTGGCCACAAATTTGCTGAGATTAGTTATCATGCTCAAAAGTGGATCGAAGGAGCTTTTGCAGATTTTCATTCAGACAACTCAAAAGACGGTAAGCCAACGGCATTTGAAAGAAGTAGATACGCTGGATTCCTATATTTAAATGACGACTTCGATGGCGGAATATTAAATTTCCAACACTATGATATAGCAATAAAGCCTAAGGTTGGCCTCATAGCAATATTTAAAGGTGGGCACGGGAATGAGCACGAAGTTACTCAGGTTAAAAATGTTAAGAGAGAAAGATACACCATAGGATCTTTTTGGGATGATGCAAGAATTGAGTATACCGACGAGCAAAGACAACGTTGGGCAGATGAATTGGCTCAAACAAGACAAGAACAAGATGTTCAGTATGATCAATGGGCAGAAGATAAATCATCTGGTAATACTCCAGTTTATAAAGGAAAGGGCGAGCTATGATAATTAACGTAAAAGATTTAACAGAAGACCTTACAATTCTGTCAGAAAAAATATTTATATTTAAAAAAGTTATGTCTAATACAGAAAAATTTATTGAAGAATTAAACACTATAGACTTAAACTATTTAGAAGATATCCCTGCAGACTTAAATCCAGGAGTAAATTACCCAATATCCGAATGGGTTGATTGGCCTTCTAATGATGGCGCAGATCTTATTTATGGTAAACAAAAGACTGGAATATTTAATTTCAATGAAGAAAATAAAAATGATTCTAGAGGTCATAAACAAGCAGTAAGTTTAATTTCACAAGTAAAGCAATGTGCCGATAATTTAGCAGCAGAATATTTTAAGCATTTGTATATAAGAGACACTCCACATCTTCCCAACGTTTTTGACATAAAAATATACGGACCGCAAGCTTCAATGGGAAGACATTTTGATCTTCACCCAAACGATAACAAAACAATTCTTTCTGCAGTCATTTATCTAAACGATGATTACGAAGGCGGAGAGCTATACTTTGATCAACAAGATATTAAAATTAAACCAGAAGCTGGTTGTGTTATTTTCTTTCCTTCAACAGAAGATTTTACACATGCTTCTTTAGAAGTTATAAGTGGACAAAAAGAATGCATCCCCCTATTCTTTTTTGAACGACCTGAGGCATAAAACCCATGTCCTATTACCTGAATGTTATTAAAGATTCTCCAATAGGATTTTGGAAGCTTGACGAATCTTCAGGTACTATTGCAGCCGATTCTTCTGGTTGTGGAAACAATGGAACATATTCTGGATCTCCAATACGAAACATTCTTCCTTTAATTCCAGGCGGAGGATGTGGAACAAAAATAACTAGTACGTCCAGCATAACGTTTCCAATAACAAACAATTATTATGGGGCAGCCACAACTCCTGGAATGGCAACAAAATATTCTTCAGATAATGATTTTAGCATGGAAGCCTGGGTAAGCATAGACATTTTAAATAGTATTTCCAGCAACAGGCTTTTTGCAGACAGCAATAGCGGAACAGGTTTGTATTGGGAAAACGGTGACATTGTATTTAAAGCAGAACTTAATGAAGTAAGGCATGCAGTAACATATTCAAAAAAAGCATTACACATTGTCGGCATTTATTCTCCAAAATCAATTTCTCTGTATGTCGATGGAGTTCTTGTAGGATCAACAGAACTAAGCTATTTTAAATTTACTAACACAGCCGTATCATTTATCATTGGGCCAACACAATCTTCTTTAGATACATTTACAATAGACTCCCCAGCTATATATAGATATGCGTTAAAAGAAGATACTGTAAGAAGCCATTATTTACAAGGAAACAATTCTTCATCAGCAATTCAAGTTGTTTTCCCAGATGAAGGGGTTTTATTTTCTGGAACAGATGCACAAATTAAAACTCAATTTCAATACTCTTATCCGATAAACAAACAATGGCAAGACTTTGTAGACGACAATACTTATTATGACAATGTAAAAAGAGGAATATTATTTTACCCATCTACAGGTGCAAAGACATTTGTTATTGAAGACTCATTTTTACTACCATCACAAATTGGACTAATTACATCTAAAATTGAATGGAGAAATAATTTAGGAATATCTGTTGAGTCCAGTATAGATGGTATAAACTATTTGCCATGCATTAACGGAAGACCACTTCCGCAATACTCTAAGGCATCTTTTAGCACAGCAAATCAGGTATACTTTAGAATCACAATGTCAACCCCAGATTCTTCTAAGCATTTCCCAAGACTATCATTTTTTTCAATTAGCTTTTACAACAACAACGATTTATATGCAGACAATTACGGGGATAAAATATCTTCAACCTCAGACTACTACCTCGGCTCATTAAATTATCCAATTTTATCTAGAAATGAAATGAATGGAATAAGGGCAAAATCTGGCAGCGGCTTTGATATATCTACATCATCACAAATTAAATCAATAGAGTTTTTCTTAACTCCAGCAGACATATCTCAAGCAAACATACTTCTGTATGCACCAGCTAGTGGATCCTCTTCTTCAGAGTTTAAATGGGCTGCCAATGGGACAATATCAAAAACTAACATTCAGGCTTGGTATGTTAACGGGGTAGACAAAACGGCAACAACCTCAATATCATCCGTTTTGGCCAATAATGAGCCAGCCTTTATTACAATAGTATTTACTAATCCAATTTCTACAACAATTAGAATGAATTATAATGTTTCAGGATCCCCCTCAAACTTATACAACGTAATAGCCATATATGAAAAAGAGATAACCTCAGCAATCTGCCTTAACCACTATAACGCCTATGCTGGAAAGCCTTCTTCAATAATAAACGATCAGACGGTTACCCTGACAGAAGCAGAGACAAGATATTATAATAATGAATGGATAGTCATCCAAACAGTATAATTTGAACATTGGCCTGACAAAGTCTGGACTTATTTTAGAAAGAATGGTAGAATATTAATCTATGGATATCAAAAAGCTTAATCATAAAGTTCTAGACGAAGAATCTACTCTAGGAATATATGTCTGGGAAATGCCAGACGGCAGATGGATTGGAGACGATGATGGCAACTTCCTTTCAGTCACGTCAAAAAAGAACAACAGATCAAGAATGGATGCTTTGGCTAGAGAAGTTCGCTCATACGGTATATACGAAGGCGGGCCTAAATTTCTTTCCTCTAGGCGGAAAATTAGCGACGAAGACTTCGAACACCAAAAACAAAGACTTGAATGGGGACTAGTTCCAGATCCATTAGATATTGGAAACTATAAAGATGAAATGAAACAACTAAGAGGTGGAAGATAATGCAATTTATTGAAGATGAAAACGAAAATCAAGAATCTATTAGTATTTCAAATGCAGCAGACTGGCTAAAATTTAGTTCTAAATCAATTGTTGAAGACACTGACCCTTTTAATTTAGAGGGAGAAGAATTAAAAAAACTTAATGGACTAGGCTCTACCTTTAGACGCAAAATGGGAAGAGATATTCAAAAAAGATTTACTGGTCAAGATGGAACTGGAACACAGCAAAATCTTCTAGCACAAGCTATTACTGGCTATGCTATGTTTGATTTAATTGAGCCACCGTATAACTTAGACTATCTTTCTAAAATTTATGAAATATCTCCATACAACTATTCTGCAATAAATGCCAAGGTATCAAATATAGTTGGCCTCGGATACTCCTTTGTTGAAACAAATAGAACTAATGATGCACTAGATACAATTACAGATGAAAAACAATTAGAGAGAGCTAGAAAAAAGCTAAATAGAATTAAGCAGGACCTAGAGTCTTGGCTAGAGTCAGTAAACGAAGAAGAGACATTTACAGAAACTTTAATAAAAGCTTATGTAGACTTAGAGGCAACTGGAAACGGATACATTGAAATTGGTAGAACCGTAGCAGGTAATATAGGATACATTGGACACATTCCAGCAAAGACAATGAGAGTCCGTAGATTAAGAGACGGATTTATTCAATTACTTTACGGCAAGGCTGTTTACTTTAAAAACTTTGGGGATATGGAAACAGAGAATCCAATTGCTGGACAAGAAGATCGCCCAAATGAAGTTATTCATTTAAAGAAGTACACGCCAACAAATAATTATTATGGAATTCCAGATATTATTGCTGCTCAGAATGCTATGGCTGGGAACGAATTTGCGGGAAAGTATAACCTAGACTACTTTGAAAATAAAGCAGTTCCACGTTATATTATTACGGTAAAGGGAGCAAAGCTTTCAACTGAATCAGAAAGAAAATTGCTTGAATTTTTCCAGGTCGGATTAAAGGGAAAGAATCACAGATCTCTATATATTCCTCTTCCACCAGATTCACCAGACTCAAAGGTAGAATTTAAAATGGAGCCTATCGAGGCTGGCACTCAAGAAGGTTCATTTAATACATACAGACTTTCAAATAGAGACGAAATATTGCTTGCCCATAGAGTTCCTATTAATAAAGTTGGAACACCAGCGGGAGTTAATTTAGCCGTTGCCAGAGATGCTGATAAAACATTTAGAGAGCAAGTCTGCGGACCAGCCCAAAACAATTTAGCAAAGAAAATAAATAAAATTATTGAAGAAAAAACAGACGCCCTTTTAATTAAATTTAATGAGCTAACCCTGACAGACGAAGACACTCAGTCTAAAATTGATGAAAGATATTTACGTATGCAGGTAATTACTCCTAATGAAGTTAGAATTAGAAAAGGCATGATTCCAATTGAAGGCGGAGATGAGGTCGTAGACTTAAAGGCACAGGATGCCGCAGAGCAAACCGCCCAAGCTGGAAAAACCAGATCTAGAGATTCCGAGAGGTCTGCAAATGCCCCAGATAAATCTGGAGAAGGCAGAAATTCAAAAGGAGATGGCCGTCAAGTAGGATAAACTCTACTCGACCACTATTTGCGTTATATCACATAACAGTATAAAATAAAGCATATGAATATTGAAAAATCTTACTGGTCATCCAGTGGCGAAAACATTCATCTTTCCGTTCCTTTTACTAAGGTCAATAGAGAGAAAAGAACCGTCTCAGGTTTTGCAACTTTAGACAATGTAGATCAAACTGGTGACGTAGTTACTTCAGAAGCAAGCTTAAAAGCATTTGAGGGTTTCCGTGGAAATCTTCGTGAGATGCACACCCCACTTGCAGTTGGTAAGGTTGTTTCTTTTAAACCAGAAACATTCTATGATCCATCATCAAAAGAGTTTTACCATGGAGTTTATGTAGATGCATACATTTCAAAGGGAGCTCAAGATACTTGGGAGAAAGTTCTTGACGGAACACTATCAGGTTTTTCAATCGGCGGAAAGATTAACGAATCAGATAATGAAGTAAATAAATCAACTGGTAAGTCCGTTAGATTTATCAAGGACTACGATTTACTAGAGCTTTCAATTGTAGATTCACCAGCAAACGAACTTTGCAACATTTTGTCAATTTCAAAAGTAAACGGACAACTTGTTTTTAAAGGAATTGCAGCAGACGTAGTTACAGAGAATATTTTTTATTGCGAAGAAAGCGATTCTGTTTTTATCTCAACAGAAAAAACTTATACATCACCAGTTACTGGTAAAGAAACCGAGTTAATCGGATGGGTTGAAAGTAATGATGTTAATAAATCAAAAGAGATTGATAAGATTCTTGATTTGCACAAGCAATCAAGATTGTCGTTGCCTGATACACAAAAAATTGCAAAGCAGGCCAACGCAGAAGGAGGTAATGAAGTGTCAGAAAACACAGAAAACGTAGTTGCAGAAGATGCAGTAGCACCAGAAGCAGCCGTAGAAGAAACATCAGTTGTTGCCGAAGAAGCACCAGCTGAAGCTCCTGCAGAAGATGCAGTAGCAGACGCTCCTGCCGAAACTCTGGAAAAAGCAGCCGACGTATCAGAAGTTGAGGTTGATGAACCTGATTTTGCAAAGATGCTAGGCGACATTAAAAACTTTTTCTCAGAAACTGTAAACAAGTCATCAGAGCTAAATGCAGCTCAGGTTTCAACAATCAAAGATTCAGTTGAATCTTTAACAAAGAGCGTTGAAGCAAAAATTACAGAATTGGCAGAACAAAATGCAACACTTTCAAAGTCAGTTGCAGACATCAATAACATACTCAACAATGTTGAGAAGCGTGTGGATGCCGTAGAAGGCGATACCGCAATTAAGAAGTCCAGTGACCTTGGCGGGTCTCAGGAAGTTTTACAGAAATCAAAATCAACTTGGAACGGTTCTTTCCTCGGTTCCGTACACGAATTAATCAAATAAGGTAGGTGAAATAAATGAGTAATGAATTATTAGAAAAGGCAGCAGCAGCTGGTACTACCGCTACTGGAACATTCGCGTCCGTAACTGGTGGTACAGGAACACATCGTGCATCAGAAAATGGTAACGGTGGTCTGCTTAACCCAGAACAATCAGCTAGATTTCTAGATTATATGTTCGATGCTACCGTAATTGGTAAGGTCGCCCGTACAGTCCGAATGAAATCAGATACAACAGAGATTGACCGCATGTCAGTAGGCGAAAAGCTTATGAAGCTTGCATCAGAAGGAGAAGATACTTCTGCAAATTCAGCAGTAACTTTCTCAAAGATCTCTCTAACAACAAAGAAGCTTCGTTTAGATTGGGAGCTTTCAACAGAATCTCTAGAAGATAACATCGAGGGTGCAGATCTTGAAGATCACATTGCACGTTTGATGGCAACACAGGCAGGTAATGATATTGAAGATGTAATTCTTAACGGAAATACAGCACTATCTTCAGACAATCTTTACAAGTCATTTGATGGTGCAGTTAAGAAGGCTAAGACCAATGGTCGCGTAGTCGATGCAGCAGGTGCGGGAATTTCCCGTGCTGTATTTAACTCAGCACTTAAGGCACTTCCACGTAAGTATAAGCAACGTCGTACAGACCTTCGCTTCCTATCAGGCTCAAACTTGATCCAGGATTACTTATACTCAAACTCACAGAATATCCAGAACGTTAACCCACAAGATATTGCCTCAGGCATTATCCGTGGAGATGTTCCAGTAGTCGGTGGACCAGCAGGTTATGTTGCTCCATACGCATTCGGTATTCCAATTGTTGAAGTTCCACTTCTAAAGGAGACACAGACTGGTGATTACGCATCACCATCAGGAGACCACGGAGATATCCACTTGACATTCCCAAATAACGTTGTTATTGGTGTTAAGCGTGATGTAACTGTATATCGTTTCTTCTGGCCAAAGAAGGACTCAATCGAATACACAATGTTTACTCGTGTTGGCGTTCAAATTGAACAAGCTGACGCATGGGTAGTCGTTAAGAACGTTAAGGTCGCTTCCTAATTAGGAAATAGGCTTGCAAGAAAGGCCCCCAATTAATTTTGGGGGCTTTTCATTTTAATTTAATAATGCTATAATTGCTTTACCTAGAAAAAGGAGTATATCCATGTCATTTGATACATTAAAAGTATCCGAATTAAAAAAGGTCGCTGAGGATTTCGGCGTTGAAACACAAGGACTAAAGAACAAGACAGACGTAATAGCAGCATTAACTGAAGAAGGCGTAACTTGGTCTGTATATCAAAAAACACTAAAAAGTATTGAAGATGTAAAAGACGAAGACAAGATTGAAGTCATTCCAAAGTTTGACCCAAACAAGGTTCAAAGCCCAGACACGGTTCTTGTTAGAATGACAAGAGCAAACTTTAGATATGATATTCAAGGTCACACATTTACAAAAGAGCACCCGTTTGTTGCTATGACATCAAGCCAAGCTCAAAGTATCTTTGACGTAGAAGACGATGAAGGATTTAGAGTAGCAACGCCAAAGGAAGCTCAAGACTTCTACAACTAAAGTAATACGAGGAGATATAAATGGAGATCTTAGTAGGAACCAACTCACCAATTTCACATCAAGTATTTTGGAAGGGTGAAGTTATAGACTCCGATGCTATTCCTTCTGTAAAGATTTATGACACAACAGAAGACCCAGCAATTTCTCCAGCTATTAACCCCTCTACCCTAATTACAACTTTGACGTCAGAAAAAGATGAAACAAATATTGGGCTATACAATGTATATCTTCCACTAAGCATTACAAACCGCAATAAGACTCTTAAACTTGTTTGGGAATATAATATAAGCGGATCTGCAGTTTCATCAACACACGACGTATTTGTTGTTACGCCTTATGCTAATTTTAGCCAGGCTTCGCTATATTTAGGAACAAGCACTGACCCATCAGACCCTATGTATAAATCGTTTAAAGATTTAAAAATGGCAGAAAGATATGCACGTAAAAAAATAGAGAATTATACGCTGCAAAACTTTTTTCTTTATGATGACATACATACTGTTTATGGATCGGGATCAGACGTCCTTCCTCTTCCAACAAAGATAAACGAACTTCATGAGCTTTATATAAATGATATTCTCTTGTATGATGGAATTAATAATATAAATAATTGGGGATATGACGTCCAGATTTCAGAAACTGGATACGGTATTAGAATTAATCGTGCAGGCATGATTGATAATACTGTTTACACTGCTAACGGCATGGTGCCACCATCAATTAATGATTACGGTAACGGCGGATTTGGCGACGGAGTTAAATACAAAGTTGCTGGAAGATTTGGCTGGAATAAAGTCCCAGATGAAGTAGAGCTAGCATGCATAGAATTAATGAAAGACTTTTTCTCTAATGATAAAGAATGGAGAAATAAATATATAAAATCAATTCAGACATTTGATTGGAAATTTGACTATAATGGTACTGCTTTTACTGGTACTGGCAACTCATATGCAGATCAACTATTGTCTGAATATATCATAACCAAATCGGTAATAATTTAATGAACGATTTAATTGGATCATTGCTATCAATGAAAGTAGACGTCTATAGACAAATAGACAAACAAGACCCAAACACTGGAGCAATTAAAAAAGAATGGATTTTTTTTAAAACAGTCAATTGCCATGCAAAGGGGGTTATCAGCAATTCAGCAACAGCCAGGGGCAGCGATAGTCAAACCTTTAGCAATAAATATAAGAACGAACAAATTGTCCAGATTAGAACATGGGATAGACTTACAACGAGAGAAAAAATTACCAACATCCGTGATTCAGAAAACAACGTTATTTGGAAAGAATTAAATTTCCCTTCAGACAGCCCAACAGTTTTTGAAGTAATTGGAACAACACCAATAACAGACCCATTTGGCAAAACAATGGGATTTAATTCATCTGTAATGAGATCGGAGAATCAGCAAATTGGACTCTAGTGCAATGTTAGTTCAAGCAGCGAGTGGCCTAGAAAGACTTGTAGTAGGCAACCGTGATAAAGCCGTATTTAAAGATAGTACAGTTGCACAAATATCCGCATATGTTTATTACGAAGCAAGTGTAATAGCTAAGCTGACAAAAAATAAAGCTTTCCAGCAAAGATTTACAAAGACAATATTTGATCAAATTCAAAAGGATTTCCCAGCATATATAGATGCACAGGCTAGAACAAAACCAAAATCTTTACACCACGTTTACGAGTGGAAAAAAACTGGACAGGCAACATCAAGACTTTTTAAATTAAATAAAGTATCACAAGATGGACTTTCATTTGCATTTGATTATGAATTTCTTCCTTCTAAAAATGCCGTGCCAACAAAGCTAAGAGGGCGCAAACACGTATTTGCAAATAAAGCTTCCGTGATGGAACGTGGAGAGGCCATACAAATAGCTCCTAGGTCAGCAGAGCGCTTAGTATTCGAGATAGATGGAATGACCGTGTTCATGCCAAAAGGGGCTTCAGTGACCGTTAAACGCCCAGGAGGGGTATCTGTAAAGAACTCCTTTGACTTACTTTATTCTAGATATTTTAGCGGTCAATTAATTAACGAAACAATTAAAAAATCGGGATTTCAAAAGCTATTTAATACATCAATGTCAAAAGCACTATCTGTGCCCAACAATATTAAAAGAGTTCAATATTCTTTTTCTAGCAATGCAATACGGTCTCAGGCAGATACCGCATTAACGCAAGCATTTGGAGGAGCACTATGACAACCGATTATAAATTAGATGCAACACTAGAAATTAGAAAGTATCTTTGGGATCAAATATTGACCATAGGCATACTTGAGGAAAATGATTATTATTCCGACAATGTAGGTGAGGCAATTGTCCCTATCATTCCAGTTCAGCAGTCTCCAGAACTTAATCAATTTTTAAGCGGCAAAAGCCATATTGTATATGATAAGATCGGAATGTCATACGAGGACAACTGGGCCATTTGCTGTGAGCAAGTTTTGTTTACTATCTACTCTACAGATGTTTCTGAGATCAATCAAATCAGAAATTTCATGACAGACCTATTTAGAAGAATGGACGGGTCAGCAAAAGACCTAAATTTATGGTCTGGGGTTTCAGACAAGTTTAAGTTCTACAGCATATTTATATCTGAAATATCTCCAACTGCACCTTCAGAAGAACTTCAAGGCTTTTTGTCAGCCGACGTAGTCCTTGAGATTAAATACTCACGTATATCTGATACCAATGGGCGGTTTATTTAGGGTTTGCCTTTGGGGGCATTATACACTAAAATTAGGTAAGAGGAACGGCCTAGCCAGCCAAAGTTTTATATTTACAATTTAATATTATTTTAAAAAACAGGAGGTACAACAATGGCATTTAATAATGCAAAGAACATTCTTGTTGGTGCATCACCACTATATGTATCAGTAAAGGATTCAACAGACCCATCATATGTAGAAAATATGCTGGACACCGCTGGAATCACAGGAATTGCACTTGCTGCAAGAGTAGCAGCAGCAACAACACTTGATGCAGCATCAACAAAAGTACGTAACGTAGGTTACACAAATAATGGTCTTCAAATTACTTACAATCCAACATACGATTCAGTAACAGTAGATCAGCTTCTTGATACAGCAAAGCTATTTAAGTCTGCAATGGAAGTTATGATTGCAACAGAATTAGCAGAAGGAACACTTGCAAACGTTCTAGCTGTATTTGGACAAGGTGGAAATACCCTTACAAAGGATGGATCCACAACAACAGATCAGTACCCAACAAAGGGTGCAACATCTGCTGACGATAAGCCACTAACACTAGGTCTAGAGGCAGGAGCTCTTGGTATTCAACCAACAGAGCGCCAGCTATTTGCAGTAGGTCAAGCACCTACACTTGCAAAGTCAACATCAACTGAGGTTAATGCAACAACAGAGCGTGTATATTATGCACGTCGCGTTTTGTCAGTACAACAGTCACAATTCTCACTTGCTCGTAATACACCAACTACTTTCCCAGTAACATTCCGTCTGCTTCCAGACGCAAATTATGCAGGTTCAGAGTACGGTAAGATTATTGACCGAGTTCTAGCGTAATTAATTTATTAATTAGCAGAGCCCCCCAGAAATGGGGGGCTTTCTGTTTGTAGTGATAATGCCTATATGTTATAATAATTGAGACTAGATCCTAGGAGGATTAAATTGGCAACTACAGTATATAGCGTAGAAGAAATTACTCTACAAAATGGCGCAACAGTAAAGTTGAAGCCTTTATCAATTAAAGAGCTACGCAAGTTTATGATTGCAGTTCAGAGAACCGCAGACGTTACAACAGAAGATGAGACATTAGATATTCTAATCGATGCATGTGCAGTCGCACTAGAAAAGCAGCTACCCGATTTGGTAGCAGACAGAGATTTACTAGAGGATGCTCTAGACGTTCCAACTATCAACCGAATTCTTGAAGTTTGCGGTGGTATTAAGTTGGACGACCCAAACCAACTAGCGGCAATGGTTCTGGCTGGTCAGAACTAGATTTAGCCGCTTTAGAGGGTGAAGTTTTTCTTTTAGGTCACTGGAAGAACTACGAAGAACTAGAAGAAAATCTTTCAATGCCAGAGTTAATTCAAACATTGAAATCAGCACAAAAGAAAGACACAGACAACAAAAGATTTTTAGCAGCAATGCAAGGAGTTGATTTGGATGTGGACGAAGATAAAAAAGAAGGTCCTACCTTTGAAGATGTCAGAAGAAGAGCTTTGGGAATAGAAGCAGACGAATCGGACATTGTTTCATTACAAGGCCCACTTGCCGCAGAAGCGGGATTTGGACTTGGAGCAGGGCTAGGATATTCTAAGGAGTAATATAAATGGCTGAAGAACAAGTAAGAACTAGAATTACCGCTGATGCGGATTTTTCTAATCTTATTGCAGATGTACATAAAGTAACAGCCTCACTATCTAAACTTCAAGAAAAAATTGCATCATCTAACAAGATGCTTGCAAATCAAATTGCTGTAATGAATAGGTCCTTTTCTGATACACTCAGAAGTACAGGACAATTTTCAACACACTTCGTAAGCCTAAATTCTGACGTAGAAAAGTTTGGTAAAAACTTAGAGTCAGGACAACTTAAGCTAGGCAAATATTTTCAAGCCATGCAGACTCACACCAAAACTTCTGGTGGGCTTATCCGTGATCTTGCTAAACAACAAGTAGCACTACAAAATGCAATTATTCAGCCTCTGGGAAGAAACGCTCAGGGCTTAATGCAATTTAATGTCCAGGTTCCGAGAGGCCTAGATGAAGTAAAAAATAAAACAGCAATTGCTAGACAACAGCTTCAGATTATGAATAAAGTTGTACAACAAGGCGCTGGACAATTAATTAACTGGGGTAAAAATACTCAGTGGGCTGGACGCCAGTTAAGCGTAGGACTTACATTACCTATAGCAGCATTTGGTAAAGCCGCAGCAGATGCTTTTAAAACGGCAGACCAAGAGCTTGTAAGATTAACTAAGGTTTATGGAGATACCGCTGGAACAACAGCAGAAGAATTAGGAAAGATTAGATCAGAAGTAGAAGCCACAGCAAAGTCCCTTGCAAAAAATTTAGGTGCTTCTTATAGAGAAACTTTAGCACTAGGCGCAAACATTGCGGCAACTGGTCAAACTGGACAAAAACTTATTGCATCTATTGAAGAAACTACTAGACTTGCAGTATTGGGTGAAGTAGATAGAGCAGAAGCAATGAAGGCTACATTAGCAATTCAATCTGCATTTAAACAAAACACAGAACAATTAACAGAATCAATTAACTTTTTAAACGCAGTTGAAAACCAGACTTCCACAAGCCTTGCAGATTTAGTTGAAGCAATTCCAAAAGCTGGGCCAGTTATTCAAGGACTTGGCGGAGACATAAAAGATTTAGCATTATATTTAACTGCTATGAGAGAAGGTGGAATTAATGCATCTGAAGGAGCAAACGCTTTAAAGTCAGGTCTTGCATCTTTAATTAACCCAACAAAGGCATCAGTAGCACAATTTAAAACATTTGGAATTGATCTATTAGGAATTGTAAATGACAATGCTGGAAGCACAACAGATACATTGTTGGCAATGCAGGCAGCACTTGATAAACTAAATCCTTTACAGAAGCAACAGGCAATTGAAAACTTGTTTGGAAAATTCCAGTTTGCAAGAATGAATGCGCTATTTGAGAACCTTGGAAAACAAGGAAGCCAGACTCTTCAAGTATTAGATTTAATGAAAGCAAGCACAAGCGATTTAGGAGCATTAGCTGATCGAGAATTAACAGCAGTAACTGAATCTGCTTCTGGTAAGTATTCTCGTGCAATAGAGGGATTAAAAGCAGAGCTAGCAGGTATTGGAGAGTCCTTTTTAAATATCAATACAACTCTTATAAACGTTGTAACTAAGATACTTGATTTTGTTAGCAACCTTCCAAAACCATTAAAACAAGTACTAACATTATTTGGAGGATTGACTGCAGTAGCTGGACCACTTATTATGTTAACTGGTGTTCTTGCAAACTTCTTTGGCTATATAGTCAAGGGTGTATTCCATATGAAGGCCCTATTTAAAGGTGGAGAAGGATGGAAATACTTAACCCCAGAAATTTTAGCAGCAGAAAAAGCTGGAAGCTTAATAGAGCAAACTCTTTACAGCGATGCAAAAGCAGCAGGAGTTTTACAACTAGCATTAAGAAATCTTATTGATGAGTTTTCAGTATTAGAAGCAAAAGCTGCATCAGGATCAATTTCAGTAGCACCAGCAGTTAGAACAATGGCTGGAAATTTAGTACAGCAAGCAGGAGCAGGATCAAGAACAGTAGATAAAAATCATCCATTAGTTGGACCATCATATTCTAGAGCAAGTTCTCATATGAACCCTAGAGGAATGATGTCGGAAACAGAAAGACTAAATCAGACATTCTTTGGAATGGTTCCTGGATCAATTCCTGTAAATCAAAAAATTGGCGCTAACCCACAAATTTATGCAGAGTCAGATTTGCCAAACATTCCAGGATTAACAAGAATTAACGGAGCATCAACAGGTGTAGTTGCAGCTGAAGCAGGCAAATGGCATGCAATGATGGCAACACTTGGAATGCAGTCAAAGGCAGAAATAGCTGCATTAAAAACTTCTATTGCTAGCACAGGAGTTGCATCAGCACAATTCATGTCAATATTTGATGACATATTACCAGCAGTATCTGGAATAACAAGAAATGCTGCAATTGAATCAAGAGCAATCATAGCTCAACTTGAAGCTGGAGCAATGAATGTTCAGCAAGCTAGAGCTCAGATAATTGCTTTGAATGCTAGAACAGAAGCATTAATTGCACAAACAACCATGGCTCAGGCACAAGGAATGGGAAGAACTCTTAACCCAACAATGATACCTACATTAAATCAACCAGTAGTTAGCGCAAGCGGAAAATCAAATATGCGTGAATTGTTTAAAAAGAGTAAGACAAAAGATTTTATTGATAAGATTGCTCGTAATCTAGGAGTAAGAACTTCAGGCGCAGGATATAATATTGAAACAACTATACCAAAAAGATTTGCAACTGGCGGAATGGTTTATAGAGAAAAAGGAAGCGATGGTCCAGAGTTTAAGCCAATGGGAACAGACACTGTTCCAGCAATGCTTACTCCAGGAGAGTTTGTTGTTAAAGCAGATGCAGTAACTCCAGAAACACTTCCTTATCTTAAATCATTAAATGATGCAGGCGGCGGAAAAGATTTTATGCCAGCAACAATGATGTGGCAAGGAAGAGATGCAAACCAGGCCTTAGCAGGAAATAGACCAGCAATTAATTTAACTGGAGAATTTATTGCTAATGATTTGCAGCAATTACATTCAAGAGGCCTACACCCAATGGCACTTCTTTATGATCAAGCTCTTAGACTAGGATATGGCAACACTCCTGCAGATAAACTTAAGTTACAACAAGCTTTAAAAAATGCATACACAGAACTCACCGCAACATTTGCTTCAAAGGGTCCTACAAAAATAAATGCTAGATATTTTGAAACTGTTGCTAATAGTATTGGTATGAAGCATTTAAAAACAATAACTAGGCACAGCCCTGCCATGAAAAGATCAGTAAGGCTAGCCGAAGAATTAATGTTTATTGGACATCAAAGAGATGCTCAAGGTAAGGGCGAACTTAAAGGATCTAGAAGAGCTTCTGGTTTTGATGGACAAAAAATGCCAAAGCATTTAACTGGAACTTCAAGTGGATTTTCTGGAAATCAAAATGCAACACACTTTGCTTTAGCGCAAGAGCTATATGATACTCCCCCTGCAAACTTATATGCTGGTCCATTAGGTAAAGGAGATACAACCTTAAGTAAAGTCTTTGGTGCAGAAAAAGGACATATGGGGGCAAAGATAGCTCCTTCAAAATGGAATATGCTTCTAGCATCAATAAAACATAAATCAAGATTTGCACCACTAGCACCAGATGCTAGATCAACAGCACTAACAGCTAAATGGCGTAGAGGGTATTCTAATGGCGGACAAGTTTATATGGCTAATGGTGGCCTAGTTCCAAGAACACAATATCTAGCAAAAGCTGGTGGAGTAAAGTCTGCATTCCAAACTGGATTCCAAACAGGCAAAACTCCAAAGGACGGCACTAGATCAGAAATGGGAAACCAAGGATTGTTTGCAGCTGGAATGGGACTACAGATGGGCGGAATGATGGCTGGTGGTCCTGCAGGAACGGCCATGATGGCAACTGGAACAGCAATGCAAATGCTTCCTATGTTGCAGATGTTAACTCCTGCGTTAAAGCAGCTAAAAAATATTACTGGAATGGTAACAATGTTTGGAAGGGTTGCTGGAACTGTATTTAAAGTTGCTGGTATGGCAGTTAAATTCTTTAGCGGTCCGATTGGCTGGGCTACACTTGCGATAGGAGCTTTAACTGCTGGAATAAAAATTTACAACAAAGAAATGGCAGAAACACGTAGAGAAAATGCAATGCTTAATGGTATTACTAAAAAGGGCGCAGCGGAAGCAGGTATCAGTTATGAAAGCATGACTGAAAAACTAAAGCGTGTTAATGCAGAATTAAAAATACAAAGAGAAAAGGGTTTACTAGCTTACGAAGCAAGCACTAGCTCTGGAGTATCTGGGTTAACTGTTACAATTGCACAACTTAAAGAGCTAAAGAAAACAGCAAAAGAAACTATGCCAGAGCTAATGGCAACATTTAATAATATTGATTCTTCCAAGGTAAATGATTTGGCCTCTAATCTAAAAGCTCAATTTGTTGCTGGTGGCATGAGTGTACAAGATGCAACAAATAAAATTTATGCTTTAATTGAAGCTTCAAACAAAGCTGGTCAAGGATTTGATGCTATATCTCAAAAAGGATTCCAGCAAATTATAGATAAATCTACCGCAGCATCATTTACAATTAAAAATTTAGCTAAGAATATTGATGAATTAAATGCTGGAACTAGCAGCATAGATTCAGCAGCTTTTTCAGGAAATATAGATTCCGTAGTAACATCACTAGATGCAGCAGTACAGTCCTTAGTTGGAACAAAAGATGCTACTGGTGAAAAAATAACACAAACAAAAGCATTACAAATGCAATACCAAAAGCTTGTAGATCTAGGACTTAAGGATAAAGAAATGGGCCAAGCGTCCCTAGACCTGCTTAAAAAAGAAAATCCACAACTAGCATCTATATTAAAAGCAACAGATACTATTGGCGGAATGTATGCAAAATGGAGATTGTCTTTAGCAGGAGTTCAAGTTGATCTAAGAAATGTTAATTCAGAAACAGCAATTGGAATGGCAATGTATCAGGACGCGATGGCTCTTGCAGGACAACAAATTGCATCAGGAACTGTTGCTTCTAAATCATTAGGAGATGCCGCAAAAGCTTCAAATAAATTAAAGGCAGAAATTAAATCTGGAGCAGATCTTATAAAGAAAGCAGGAGCTTCAGAAGCTGGACTAACTAGAGCAGGAATAAAATTAATAAATGACAAGATTGCTGCTATTAAAAAAGAAGCGGATGCAAAAAGAAAAGCAATGTCCGACTCTTTGGATGCAGAAAATACAGAATTAGAATTACAAAAATTGCAATTAGAGTCACAGGCAGCGCTTGCTCGTGGAGATAGAGATGCTTATGCACAAGCTCAGTTAAGTATTGCTCAGCTTACTAAAGAAATGCAAGCCAAGCAATCTATGGCAAAGGTTGATGATCTAGAAAAGAAAGCATTAGAAGCACAACAAAAACTACTCGATGATGATGCTGAACGAAAAGCAAAACAGCAAGATGCGATAGTTAAAGCTGGTAAAACTGGAGAAGCTAAAACAGTAACTCAAGGAAAAATTGATGACATGATGTCAAGACTTTTAACCCTAGCTCAAAGACAAGCTACTAATGATGACCAAAAAGATTTAAAGAAAAAGAGTATTGAAGATAAAGCAATAAAGGGAGATTTTGATCTAATCCTTGGAGAATTAGAGAAATCATCTAACGCTGTTCAAGAAGCATTTAAACAATATGTGAATCCAGAAACAGATAAAAGAACAGTTGATAAAACCTATAGAATTCCTAAAGTAGGAATGGTTCCAATGGGCGGAGCCAATACAGCATTTGACTCATTAGTTTCAGAAGTTACAAAGCAAGGTGAAACTAATTATAAGGCAATGGTAAAAGATTTAGGAGGCGGAGCAACACTTAAAGATATACACAAGGCATTAGGAGGATCAACTAAAAATTCATATGACTCAGCCGATATTAAAGCTGTGTTAGACAAAGGCACTTTTAATAAAAATGTTGATGCAACCGATTTAAAGGCTGGATACATGAAAGATGGATTCCTTAAAGAAGATGCTAGAGAATTATTAATTAGATCTAAAAAATTAAAAAGAGGCGATTCGTTTGAATATGAAGGAGTTACATATAATGTAACAGATGGCTATGATGCTGCGATGAAAGACCCAAGAGCTGTAAGAAGAGCTGGCGGAGGAAGATTTACTCCTGGACAATTATATACAATTAATGATGGAATGAAAACAGAAGGTATTAAATTTGATATGCCTGGTACAATTTATCCAAATATAAACACAGCTGGAAACTATAATATTCCAAGTTCTGGTATTAATGGAATGCGTGGCTTATCTAACACAACATCATCAGATTGTGTGTATAATATTAATATAGAACTTAATGGAACTAACGTTACAGCAGATGACGTAATGAGAAAATTTGAGCAGAAGATGCAATTAATTGGTGCCAAAGAAGGCAAAATGAGAACGGTTGGGAGCTACAACGCATGACAATACTATTACCTAGAGGATCAATCTTAAGCATAGAGGCTAAAGATCTACTTGCAACCCCAGCAGGAACTACTAACATTTGGAATAAGGTTACCGAGCACAACAGAGGCGAGTTTACTGTAGACATAGAAAGAATTGAAAAGGTATCCAGAACATCTAATGGATCTATAAGAAAAAACTTTATAGCAGACAAAAGAAAGTTCTCAACATCTTGGACAATGCTTCCATCATATAGAACTTTAACTGTAGATGGAGCATGGGGAGCAGAAGATCTAAGATCATTTTATCTTTCATCTGCGGGACAGGGTTCTTTTAATATTAAAATAAATTTAGCAAAAACAGGAGCAGACCAGACAGCGGTAGGGTTTGAGCCAGCAACTGTTGTAATTAGTTCATGCAGTTTTACGATAGTCAAAAGAGGACTTCAGCCATTTTGGAATGTTTCATTATCTATGGATGAGGTATAATGATATCTTCATCAACAAATGCAAAAACCATATTAGAAAATAGCACAAATATATCAACTAAAATTGGTTGCACCTTCGAATATAACATGAACACATTAGTAGACAATATTACTATTTCAGGAACAGATATTGTAGCGGCAAATGGATCAAAGCCTTTTAAAAAACTATTCCCAGCAGACGCAATTATTAAATCAAACAGGCCTCTTGGGGCAGGAATAAAATATGCAATCACTGGAGATGTTGCAACCAATAGCTACAGAAACCCAAAGTCTATTACATATCCAATGACATTTAGAACATACTATCCAGGAGTAGACACAACATATAAGTATTATTTAACTGCAAAATCTACTGCCGCAGATATAACTTTAACATACCCTAAAGCTATTTTAACAAACAAAATTATTGCTAGATTTGAACTATCTCATTCAACTCCATCAACATGGACAATATATGGAAATGGAACCCAGCTAGCAACAGGATCCATTACAGAAACATTTGCAACACTTCCAGCAAAAAATTATAATGCAGGAACAGTAACAATACACTACAACGGCACATCTTGGACAACAACCGAGCCAGCAATCCCCTCGGCACCAGTTAGCCTTACAAGCGTTAGACTAACAGCAAGTGCTGTTTCCGATAAATACATTGGCATAATTGAATTTTCACCTAGATGGGTTGTTGATGTTTCAGATAGAATTTCTTTATTTAGTATTGCAAAGGAATCTTCTACTGGGGCAGATGACATATTGCCAATAGGAAAAGTTTCCGCCAACTCTTTATCACTAGGACTTATTTCATACGAGGATAGCAGAACCGTCCAGTCGTTTGACAAGACCTTTACTTTTGATGCATCAAAAATATATCTGTATAAACAAATACAAATTAAACCTTATGTTAAACTTTATTTTACAGGAGCAGCACTTACTGATTCAAATGGGCAGTATGAAAAATTTAATCAGGGTGTTTTTTATTGCGATAGCTGGTCAACTGGAGAATATGGTGATATAGATATAACTGCATTAGACTCAGCAAAACTACTTCAGGACACCCTGTGCCCTTCACTCCTTTGCGAAGAATACTCAGTGCCTGGAATCCTAAGAAGAATATTGGACTCAATTGGATTTACAAACTATAATATAAATACAGCAACAGCAGAGTCCTCTCCGCTATCTCCAAAATTTTGGTGGTCAGATGACAGTAAAACAGTTTGGCAAGCAATACAAGAACTATGCAGAGATGCACAGATAACAGCAGTTGTTGATGAAAATAATGTTTTGCAATTTTATACAAGAGATTATCTTTTTAATACATCACGATCATTGGACTGGTCATTTAGATTAAATGCAAATGGATCAGCCCTATCAAACATTCTTTCCTTAAGTAAAACAGATTTAGCCTCAGCCAATCAAATTAAAATATTATGGAATAGCGTAACTACTAATGAGTATGCTGGGCAGGCACAACCACTATGGCAGACTGGAAGAGGCTGGATGGCGGCGCTATCTTTAGATCAAAACTTATATACAACAGATGTGGCTGGATCATTTATTAAACTAAGCTCTATAACAACTAATGATTATGAGCAAAAAGTTATTGATGAATATAGCGGATACCTAGTTATAGATGCTGAGATTATAGAGTATGACGGAATAGAATATTTTTATAAAACTTCTGACGGAAGCACAGTCAATGTTATTGTTGAAAATAATGCAGATGTCTTAAAGTTTCTTGGCTTAGGCGCAGTAGGCTCAGATAAAACTGGAAGAACTGGAAGAGTTAGAATTAAAACCAGAGGAGCATTTGGCACAACACCTGCAAATCATTATGCAGCAGCAGAAGACATTATTAATTCATGGAGCGGATTTGAGGTGAGTTGGGTATGAGATATTATGATTGGTACATGATTGATGGAGAAGGATATACTTCACCAACTGCCGCAACCCCAGCTAATTTCAAAATTCCATGGGTTACAGTACAAACAACTTCTCCAACCAGAGCTGTAATAACATTTGGAACACCTTCAGTTAGTCCAGGAAGCTATGCAGGATCTGCAGCAAGCACTGGCAGCTTTAATGATCCAGATTTTACTTTTACAACAACAAGTGGGGTTCATGTAAGAGAAAATTTAATACCAGGAGCAAGTTACTATTTGCGGGCAAGAGCGTATTCAGGAACTGCAGCAACTGGTACATACGGAGAATATATTTATGAATCATTTACAATGCCTAAAACGGCAGCTGTTGGTGGGGTAGCAACCACTACTACTGGAGCAACAACACCAAACAACTCATCTTATTCTGCACGGCTACCATGGGAAGCAGATAGTGGAGCGCAGAATAACACAACAGACGCTACTGATGGATCTACTGAAACACCCGTAGCAAGAGGAACCTTTAATGCAGTAGTTGGAAATAGACAAGTTACTAGATCTTTATTCAAAGTTACAAATAATTCAAAAAATAAGAATACCTATTCTATTGCAATGAAAGACTTTGGAATAACTACGTCATCCACACACTACGCATTTGGAACTGGAATGTTTTTCCCAGGTGGAACAAAAGATACTGATGTGGGCGGAGGATTTGGATTCTTTGTAGACAATAGCGGTATGAATGGCTATTACGTATTTATGCAAAAAACAACAAACCTTAAGGTTGTTTCCGAAAATGAAGTTCAAATATTTAAAATTGTCAACGGTAAAAAAATTGTTCTTTCTGATAGCCAGCAAACTGCAAGCACTAGCGTTAACGGAGTGGTTGGGGCTAAAAACTATAAAGTAGACGTAAAGGTAAAAACTACGCCAACAACAAACGTAATTGATGTGTATATAAATAATTTTAAGATATCTGCAGTAGACAGCAATGCGGCCAGTACAACTGACCCAACAAAACTTATTCTTCCTCCAACCTCTAAGGTAGCAATGTTTTCATCTGTAGGATCTGCCTCATTTGATTATATTTACGGAACACCAATTGATGAAAATCAATATAATACTGGAGTAATGCAAAATGTATACAATGGACAGTTTGCCTCTACAACACTAGATTTCTTGTACGGAGAAAAAGTACTTAGCAATTTTGATAAACTCAGTTTGCCAAACGGAAAGATTGAAGAGTTTGGTACCGTTGCAAGAGAGCTCAGGAAGGTGTCTTTAAAATACGAGCAAAGACCAGGCTATCCGCTTTACGCTACATTGGGAATTAATAAATACGTTCAGGTGCTAGGTTCAAGGCTGACCTCATTTGGAGCAGAGATATATTTATTAAATAATGCTGGAACCTATGTGCCGATTGACGACGGGCAATTATATTCATTTCAAGTAATTGGAAACTACGTTGTTCCTACAGGACAGCATGAGTATATGGATAAATCCGTAAATGAATTCAGTGCGCCAGAACCAGCAATTTTTGAATCTATGTGGATACAAAATGAGAGTGATGCCAAGAAGCTTTCAGATTGGATTAAAACCCAATGGTCTAAGCAGCAAATGATCGTTAACATGGAAGTATTTGGAAACCCATTATTATCAGTAGGTGATGTAATTACAATTAATTATCCAGATAACAACCTAGACGGAACTGGCAAATTTATTATTACAAATTTAAATCTTTCGTATGACGGGGGGCTAAGTACCAGTATTACTGCTAGATCTATATATAGTTGATAATGGTATAATGACAATATGATAAAACCAAGAATATCCACTACAGGAATTGGAACTACGTCCCCAATAACCCTGTATGCAAATTCTCCAGAAAATACAGACATATCTCCAAATTTTAAGGTAGTAATACCAGGAAATATTGTTGGGCCAATGTATGTAGCATCAGCAGATTTATCTACTGATGAAGTCGGAGATGACGATATTGTTGTTATTGATGAACCAGGAGACGGGTCCTCGGATGGCGGATCACCAGGGTCCTCTATGCCATCTATGAGCGACATAACAGTAATATCAAACTCTGTAGTATATAGCGATACTGGAGTTCCAAGCGTTACGCTAAAGTTAAAAATTAAAAATTCTAGCGGTCAAAAATTAAAAGGAATAAATGTGAGGGTACAATCATTATGATAACTAAATTCGGAAAAAGATTTCTAACCAACTACATAGCTGGCAACATAGGTTTTGTGCAAAAAGACCTAGCTTTAGGAATTGGAACAACTGCAGTAAATGCTAAAGGCAAGGACACAAGGCTGGAGTTTGAATTCTACAGACTCCCAGCTTCTCTTGGAAGCATTGATATTACTCAGACTGGCGTAGATGTTGATAGCGAGCCAATATTTTCTTACACAGCAATATACAAGGCTACAATACCACAAGACATTGCTGGAGTTATTTCAGAGGTTGGATTATATCCAGGAGCAAGAACTTCTTTAAATAACTTTGATAGCAAATTCCTTACAGATTTTGAAAACAATTTATTATGGTCTAATGGAACATTTAATCCAGCCTTAAAGCCAAATACATCTAGCCCTGTCTTTACAGCAAAAATTGGCGAGAACATGGTTCAATACAATGTTTCTGCTAGCTCAGTATTAGAATATAAAAATTCTTTAGTATCTTATGATATATCTGGATACAGTGTTAATGACACAATTTCTATAGCTTATAAAAAAGCAGACAATAATGTTTCTAAAATTAGAGTAAAACTTTATAGCTCAGATACAGCATATTGCTGGGTAGATTTTACCCCAACTGCTGGTACTGGGGACAAAATACAATCAACAACCTTAAATAATTTGTTTTCTAATATTACTGCAACTTCTCCAGACTTCAGCACTATTACAAAAATTGGATTAGAGGTAACAGCTG